TCGATAGTCCAAGCAGATGCACCAAACCTAATAGCGCTTCCGTTGGTATCTAATTCACCGCCTAGCTGTGGTGACGTATCACTTACAACTGATGCGTTGCCTAAAGACGTTGACGGAATAGTAAAGCCGCCGCCCAAAATGTCTGCCATATCTCTTGCTTTTGTCATCTTGTTTTCCTCGCTCCACGGAAGTTGTTTATTTTGATTGCTCCCGAAGTTGGCACAGTACCGTTTGCAATCTCTAAGCTATCTCCATCTACACTGGATTGAGATGCGATAGTGCAATTGCTTCCATCGTTCTGAGTTAGTCCAAAGGTATGTGCATTAGTGGTGAAGCGACCTGTATTAATAGTCAGAGTGCTTCCGCTTCTTGTGCAAGTAACATTGCCGCCTATTGCATTAATTGCAGCTCTAATTGTTTCTGCGGAATTATTGGCGTTATTGTTTTGGCTAAAGTTGCCAGTAACAGTGCCAAGGTTGCCACCAAGATTGAATGAATATGAAGCTACTGTTCCAGCAATAGATGTTGAACCGCCTCGATTATTGATTGAGCAACCAGCACCTGTGCTAAAGTTTCTATTCTTAGAGCCAGAGCCACTATCAGAACCTCTTGAGCCGCCTCTGAAACGCAACCTCAGATTTACACCTGCATAACCTTGCACAGTGAAGTAATGCCCTGCGCCTACGTTGCTCCAACTGCAATCGCCTTGACCCGCATCACACCAATTTCTGCCAGCCTGCAGATTTTTCAATGCCCAACTGCTGTGAGAATGGCCTATAGTTACACCATTTTTGGTACTTGTGCTTCCTGTTGAGTTCTTTGCGGGGCTTTCAAACCAGCCAAAAGCAGTAGCGTTTGAACTACCGCCATTGTAATTAACCCACGCCTTCATGTTCTGAGATTGGTTGGCGTACACTCTAAAGTTATAATAGTTATTAGCATAAAGCTGAACCCTGCCATTGCTTTGCAAAGAAGGTGTTGTCGTTCCAACAGTTTGAGTGCCACCAGAGTTCATACTGCCATTCAATTCGACTGTATAAACTTCTTCTACATCAGCACCAAAGGAGTGAGGGACTGTGCCTGTGTTGTCTGTTTTTCTGTAAAACTCGCTAAAAGAGTGTGGTGCTGTGCCACCAAATTCAGCCGCTAAGTCTGAAAACTTAACTTCTCCACTGTTCGCTATAGCCATAATTAAGGCGTCCCAAACGCTGTTATATCGTTGGCTGAAACTACCTCGCCAGTGGAGGCCAGCTTGAATACAGTCGTGCCGTTATATTTGAAGTTGAGGTCGTTATCGCCACTATCAAGCTCGATGCTCCACTTCGATGTGCCAAAGCTCAAGGCACCACCCAAAACATCAACACCAGAATTAAAGTCTACGTTACCAGTAAAAGCACCACCGTTAGTTTTGCTAACCATATCGGCAGTCGTGAATGATTTAAATGCTATGATGTTTAGCTCATCATTTACAGCCGCACCAGTTGCAAGCACTACGCTTGAGCCGTTGCTGGCTGTGTAATCTGCACCGTTTTCAAGAACGATACCATTTAGAATTACAATTAGATTATCAACTGTGTAGCTGAGAGTGTTGCTTGCATCATCAGCACCAGTGAATGTTGTCTGACCAGCGGTAGCTGTGTATTTATATTCAAGAAGAGATGCACCGCCAGCAGAAGATGCGGCAATCCATGAGCCACCATCATAAACACGCATCTCATTGGCAGACTGATTAAAGTACAACGAACCTATAACTAAAGGATTACTGTCATTATCAAGAGTTGGGTTTGCGTCAGCCGCTAGAGCCTTTGAGCCTAGATATCTGTCATCAAAACTATCAAGAGCTAATGCCGCCGCAGAAGCACTACTCGCCGCCGCTATCTGTGAATTAGATGCGTCTGTTGCATTCTGAGCCGCATTTTGAATAGCTGTTAAATTGTCAGTTACGTTCTGTAAGTTAGTAGTCTGACCAGCAACAGCGTTGATATTTGTAGCGTTGCCAGCAACAGATGTAACATTTGCGTCATTAGTTGCAACTGTAGTTACGTTAGCTTGTATGCCAGCAACAGTAGTAATATCAGCCGAATTGAAAGTTGCAAGTGAAGTTATATCACTGCTGATACTAGCTAGAGAATTCATGTTTGTTACATTAGATGTAGTAGCCAATATGTTCATATCAGATACAACATCAGCACCAGCTAAAGTATCAATGTTATTTGCTTGCTCTGCTACAGTTTGCGTTGATGTAATCAGTGGCCCAGATTCAACAGCGCCAGTAGTTAGATTAAACGCAAGCACTCTACCTTTACGGTCATTTAAGGCAGGCAATGTTAGATTAGCATTAACATCAAAGTCTGTTAGCTGTAAGGCGCGGCTAGCTTGGTCTTTCAAATCAGCAGAGATAGCAATGAATTTATCTAATTCTAAGTTTAATGACGTAACATCAAATGGGCCTGATGTTGGAAAGTCTGTCGTTCTAGCTAATGCAATATCTCTTGTGATAACAACTTTATCTGTAACGGTTGTGCCTGCTGTCGATAGGGAAATTGTGCCAGTAGAACCATTGCCACCTGTTACAGTGTAGTCAGTCGTTAATGTTTTTAATGTGCCATTGATATATACATTCAAGTCAGCCGCATCGAAGAACTCAAAGCTCACAGTAAAGCTCTTATGAGTTTGGCCCACTGTTATAGAGCCAAAATCAACTGCTATTCTTGGTGAATTATCTGTTAAACTAATAGTCATTCTGTTCCCCTATCATGCATAAATGCAGGTATCAACGCACATTATTATCGTCTTGAGCCAAGCATAAGGTCACGCATATCATCACGAATAAGCGGCAACCCTAAGAATGGTGAGCTATAAAATAATTCTTTGCTTCCTTCATTGAAGTCGCCATCAAGGAATGAACGCGTGGCTCTGAAGTAAGAAAGTCCTAACCCAACAGGCGCGCCAAATGGTTCAGTTAAACCATCTGCAAATCTTTGTTTTCTGTCTGGGTTTAAATAACGTGGTGAGATAACAAAATCTTCTGGGCTATCAGAGAAGTTAGCCGCCATAGATAATCCTAAGTAACCAAGGTCAGCATAGACGCCACTTAAACCAGAATGGTCTACCAAGCGCGCTATCATGTCAGGTGAATCAGTCCAATTATCTTTTGCCTGCCGCCACCAATAGCGGTCTTTAATCTCTAACGTAATGTAAGACATTGCCATCAGTGAGATAGCACCCTGCATTCTATGTTTTCGGGCAGGGTCACGCATTGCACCTAAGATTTTATTGTTTGCACCAAACGCAAAATTCATAAAGGTGAGGGCAGGGTCATTGTGCCAGATTCAAGACGCACCATCTTTGTTTGTGCAGTCGATGCTTTCTCATCAATCTCATATAGTTTTGGAAACTGCTTACGCATGGCTTGTGTGTAAGCATTATCTTTAATGTAAGTAACGCCATCCATAATAAGAGGACGGTCAAAGGCTGTACCCATAACAACAGCATTATCAGCGTGAGCATTAGTTGCCGCTTGATATCTGCGTATCATCTCACGGTCTTTGGGTGTCTTACGAGGCCATGCATCTGTGTTGGCAAGCATAAAGTCATCAGCTTCAGCGCGCTCTGTTGGCATCTTATTTATGTAAGCAGCCAATTCTTCATCAATGCTATAACGGAATAAATATTCTTTATCACGCGCATCAATTGTACCATCAGCTAATTTCTTACTAAGCCGTATGAATTTATCATTCACTAATATTTGGTCTAATACTTTGTAAGTTGTAGTAATCGGACCAAGAAAGTTAGCCGTATAAAAGAAACGAGAGCCTATCTCTTGTGTTCGCTCAAGTTTGTTCGGCTGAACACTACGCAAAGAATCTCCTAATATCTTTCGCTGTGCTATGTTGCGCGCCATATCGAGCGCAGTACCAGCCATTCGTGCATACTTAAAAGTAGCATTGCGTGTGTTTGCATTTAACATTGCAACACCAGCTTTTAATGTTGGCCTTAACCCATGAGCAAAAGAAATTGTGGCTATGTCAGTAACAGCAGAAAGACCAGCGCCACCAAGATAGGTAATGCCAGACATAAACTTAGAAAATTTTGATAGCTGATTATCTAATCTATCAGGGCTTCTAATCAATGCACCCATAAGACGGTCATGGTCGCCATAAAATGCAGAACGAATCTGCGCTATATCTTCATCAGCAAACTTTGCTTTGCGTAATCCCTTATCTATTTCTTCTAATAACTCATCAATTGTCTTGCCATCATAGGCGCGTTGAAACTCAATTTTCTTACCAGCACGATTAGCATAGGTGTAAAACACATCCATATTCTTCACCATGAAGTCATTGATAAGATGCTCATCAATATCTGTCTTGCGATGCTTCAGATGTTTAGAATTACCTGCAATGCCTGCTGGACGCGCATCAATTAAATCATCCGCATCCTGTTCCATGATGGTGTCAAAAGTATTTTTTGTGCTTTTTACTGGGTCTGGTAGTCCTTTGTTTCTGTAATGTGTAGTGAATATATTTTTAAAATCTGTTGCGTGATTAAAATCCTGTAGCTTCAGCTTGTCGTAATAGATAGGAAACACATAGCTTTTGCGTGTTGGTGATTGCAATGCATCTTCTAAATCAATAATACGTTTGCGTAATACGCTCACCTCATCATCAATATCTGTGAGCTTGCCGCCTTGCTTTGCAGTTGTACCGCCGCCTTTACGAGCAGATGCTTCTATATTTGCTGATACACCTGTCTTCTTTTCAATCTTTGCAGTGAGCGCTTCTATCTCTAGCTTGATTGCGGCATCATCTTTAAGCAATCCAACATCTCGCATGTCACCATCAAATTCATCAAAGAACTCTTTAATAGCTGTAAAACCCTGCTTTTGCTGGTCACTTAGCCCCTCAAGAGCCTTACGCTGTGCGCTTGGTGATGTTGATTGAATATATTTTGTAATTAAATCCTCAACAAACTCATCAAAATCTTGATTGAATGGGTTAAAGTCTGCGCCATACGCACCCATAAACTGCTTTGCTCTTCGTTGCTGACCATTTGTGGCATGTTGCACATGCAAATCACGCAATGTTTCTTCCATCATTCTAGCCCTGCCATCATAAACAGCAGAGCGTTGCCCAACAGATTGCGGAATAGCTTGGTCAGCCGTACCCACAAGCGAGATAGATGAGTTACCATTCATCTTGATTGCGTATTCTTTTATAAACTGCGGTACTTTTTTATTGTCTAACACTAGCCGTTGAAGCGGTGAGCCAAATGGATTCTCTATCTTAGAATCAAATGCGTTATCTGTACCGACATTCAGCCCTTCTTTGCTTTCATCAACCATGTGATTGAAAGGCTTTCCTTGTGCTTTTAGCCAGGCTTTTTTTGTAGATGATTTTATAAAAGGCGCTGCATTTGGAACCCCTTTCAGAATACCGCCTGTAACAGCGCTCAGAGCCGTTGCAGTGCCTATGTTCCATGCCGCCTCATAGTCCTCGTCTGCTACAGCAAACGGCGCTCTACGAGCCTCAGACGCAATACCGTAAGCACCGCCAACTGCGCCTAAACGAGTAGCGCCTTGAAAGACTGTCTTGCCTAAATTAACAGCGTTAAGCGCAGGCACAAACGATGTAAGGAATAATGGGTCAACAATGCCGCCAGCAATAGCTGTTGACCAGTGTGCGCCTGCCATAATCTCTCTGCGTTCAATGACTTTATCTACACGGTTCTCTAAAAAGCGGAGGTGATCCATATTCTTAGCGCGCACCAAATCATCCCAGTAGGGCAGGTATTCATCTTTTATATTATCAGCAACACTAAATGATGGGTCTTTA